TCAAGTGCTTCCAATGCTTTGTTTTCTGCTTCTCGTTGTGCGGCAACTTCAAGCATTTCTTCGTGTGTCATGTGTCACAGGATTCATTACTAAAGTATACTTTGAGATTGTCGCCACCAATATTCATATGGTAGATTGACCCATCATTTTGATAGATACCAATCCATACATGACGACCCTCTTCCATTGTTTCATAGTGAAACATCTTCACATCTTCCAGCACAATTTCGTCTGGATTCTTTTCAAATCGACTCATTTTGTGTACCTTCCATGATCCACTGCTCATTTTGTTTACCTTTTGCCTCAATATACTAGCATAGAATACCACCCCGTGGCAATATATTTTTCTCCTTTATTAGGAGTAACGCCCTTGTGTGCATGTGTCCATCCAGCACTCCAAATAGCTAGTGTGCCTTCTTGTGCTTTTAGCGTAGTATTTAAGTATGGAAACTCTGTGCCACATTCGGCATCGTTTAGATATATCATCCATGCCATTAATCTAAGTGGATATATCCGCGCATGTTCGCAGTGCAGTTTGAAATATCCTTCACCATCTACATATTTTTGAATATTGTAACCATCATCTAGATCCCACGAAGAAACATCATCTAATATAGGATATTTTTCAGAAAAATGATCAATGTATTCATCTAATACTGGTTGTATAATCTCATTATATTGAGAGTAACTTGGATCTTGAAACCATGGACTTAGATCTGTAGATGCTTTGAATGTAGTATCTACTGCAGGACCACCAACCACTCCTGGTCCTTTTCTATCATCATGCTCAAATGAATAAATGAGAGATTGACACTCTTTGTGACTCAAAGCATTTTTATAAACTTCTAATCCATTAGACTTCATTATTTTAATCCTTATTAAATGGTCCGTTTTTCTCTTGTATCATACTATCCATTTTGTCTAGCAATCCATCAAATGACTTGAGTTGCTCAATGCGACATAACAACTCTGAAATAGTTGTGCACACAATTGGTCGCTCTTGTCGTGCTGCAAATGCTAATGCATTACGCAATGCTGCTGTTGCTTCATCTAATGAATCTGTTACTTGTTGTGCTAATGCCATCAGTCAGATGCCCTCCATTGTGTATATACAGATGTGTCTTTGATTGATAAGACACGATTTTGTTGAAATGCTTCTACAGTTGTTAGAATTTCGTGTGCTTTTCTTTTTGCTACCTTCTCGTCCCAATATTTGTGCTCCCATGCATTATAGAGATGCTGGATTAGAGCGTCGATTAACTTATCGTAGTGAGTCATTTTTAAATTAATTTTTGATTACTGTGCCAGAAAAATCAAATTTAGTTTGACAATCTGGACAAATATAGTATAGTGTGCGATCAGATTCCCAATCTGAGTAAGCAATTACTCTGCTATACCAATATGGTGCGCTGTAGTTTTGCCGATGCTCTTCTGGTATTTCTTTATACCACCACTTTGCATTGCAGGATGGACAGTGTGAATACCCCTCCATGTTAGATAAACTCCTCAATGTAATAATCAACTGTTACTTCGTTTTCTGCAGCAAGACGCTCCAGATCTTCAACGTAATAGTCAATTAATTCTTTTTCTCGATATTCATCAATATCAAGAAGAATGTCGTCTATGTTAGTGTTTTTCATTCGAGGTTGCAATCAGGATGCCAGGATTGTTTCTGTTGACAATAACGCTCGTGTGGTGTTATCCTCACGCGCTGATCATATGCGTCAAACATTTTTTGATCGCGTTGGATCAGCATAGCATTATACATCAAAATACCAATAAATGCAAGAAAAATGTAAGTGAATTTCATGATGCAGTGAGTTTAATTTTAAGAAATTGCAGCACTTGTTTACGTGCTTTAAGTTTACCCTTGCACGTGCCTTTAGTTTTCTTAGATTTACCTGAGTTGTGAATCCAATTGGGAGTCATGCGTTGTATCCCTCTGATGTTAGTATGGCACGGCGAGCATCATATGCTTGAGTTTGAGAGGCAAACTCTGCAATTTTTTGAAACGAATCACGACGAAACAATCCCCAACGAGTTGTGCCTACGATTCCACGAATGAGATACGGATTGTCGATACCGAGAGGATAGGATTTCATGAAGGTGTCCTTGTCAACTCATATATTATAGAGCGACAAGGACACGGTTGTGCCTGTAGTGTGCCAGTTTAAAAAGTGGCACAATGTATTTTGTTTTTTTTAATTATCACTGAAAATCATAGTTGTCTCGGAATTTAATGGTTTTTTTGTTTTTTGGAGTGCGCTTGATATTACTCACGTCATATCCAAATGTCTCAAAATCATTTTCTAATTCAGCATTATATTGATGCTGAAATTCGCTTGTTTGAGATTTGTTGAAACGCTTAAAAGTTTTACTCATTTTTTGAATTAATAATTAAACAAAAGACAAAATTATTTAGACTCTTCAAGAGTCAGAAGTTGCTGATAGTGATCGTAAGAAGAAAATTGATATCCTACGGGCACCACACGCATTACATCTTTAACATATTCAGTTGGTTCGTAATCTCGTTTGTAAAACCAGCGGCGTTGCTGGTCTTCATCAAGTGAGGCGAGATCAAGACGCACATCATACTCGAAGTCTGTGCGCCGTGTCAAGAGGATTGGAGGATTAATTTGGATACTCATGTTAGATAAGATGAAAGGTTGCTCTGAGGCGCTCCTAGACGCATTTGAAAGCGCATACAGGAGAGGAAACTAATCACAGATAAAATTGCGAAGGTTAATGTTAAGTTTCTTGATGCGTGATTGACACATGGTATAGTATTCTTCATCGATTTCAAAACCAATGAATTTTCTATGAGATTCATGTGCCATAGCAAGCGTGGTGCCACTGCCCATAAATGGATCAATGACAACATCACCAGGATTACTCCAAGTGAGAATGTGACCACGTGCTAATTCTTCTGGCATTGTAGCAGGATGCTTGTATGCTTCCTTGCTAGACTGTCCAAACCCGCCACTATTCTTAATAATCCAGATGTTATTACGCACACCAAACTCTTTGATTGGTTTGCTATGTTTACCAGGATCTTTCATCTCACCTGTTTTAGTGCGAGATGTGGCGTTACCCCAAGAGTGAATGCCTGCCCATTTATTCTTCTTATCTTCGATAAGATTGATAGTTTTGGGTTTACCTTTGGACAGGACAAAACAATACTCAAATACTTGAGTATATCTCACACTCTTAGGACCGCTAGCAAATGCAGTGCCAGTTTTCTGATAAATCATGGTGTCATGCAGTTTGAGACCACATTCATCCATGAAGTATAGACACTGACGAAAACTGCTGCCAGTCTCACTACCATTGATGGTAGCATCATTGACATTCCACATAATGACACCGCCAGGTTTCAGCACACGAGTGAGTGCCTGTGCAACATCTTTGAAGACATTGAAATCCCATTTGCTGCTGTCATTATATGTGCGAAGGTCATCATATGGTGGCGATGTGACACAGAGATCTACAGATTCTGCATCCATCGCTGCCATACCTTGTATACAATTCATGTTGTATACATTATTGACTTTTAGATTTTCTCTTTGATAAATTTGATCCATTCGGAATTTAGTTTACGATAACCGCTGAGAACAAAGACATCTTCATCATCAGATGGGCGGGCACGCATCTTAGAAAAGTTTGAGTTAGATGTCTTACCATTCTTATCAAACTTAACTGGATTGTATTCACGCCACTTACGACCACTATCAAGAATCACAAGAGTTTGGCGCTCACTGATAGCGTTATTACGCACAGCGTAACGACAAACAAGAGTAAAATCTGCTTTACCATTTACCCCAAGGTTACCAAGACAAGCAATCGCTCCATCTTTGTTGCCAGAAGACTTAAATTCTACTGGTTTACCTGTCGGGATATGAATAAAATCACACCCACTAGAAAGACCACGCCCAAGAGGAATTTGATGCATATCAATCAATTCAAGGATGGCATCCATGAAAAAATATTGAAGAAACTTAGTCATCGCTTGTGTATGTTGACTAGGATCAGTTTCTCCACGTTGCACATATTCTTGGAAAGTAATTTTTCCGTCTCTCAGTGCGCGAGGTCCCACATAGCGACAATAACGAGAGATCTGATGGTTTACTTGATCGTAAACATAACGATCAATCAAACGTGAGCAGTCGATGGGGTCGTTGAAATCGTAAGTACCACCATCAATAACACGAAGATCGGAATTGATGGAGGTATGATTATGTACATTAGACATAATGGATTCTCCATAAAGTAATTTGTCATCAGCGATTTGCTGATATAATAATTATTGCACAAAAAAGGGGGTCTGTCAACCCCCATGTGTCACTAATTTAACTGGCAAACTTGTAGACTGGTATGTCATGAAAGATTATATCATCAATTTTGCCATCTGCATCCCACTCAATTGATAAATAAAATCTATTGTTTTCGTTTGTATTCTCGATAATGTATTCGTAGTCCTCGTTTGTCAGGAATGTGTTTAATTTTTGTAAATACTCTTGCTTTTGAGATGCCAAAGAAGTACTAAGTATTGGTTGTGAGGAAAACTCTGTAGATACCACACTGATGATAGAGGGCGTACGAAAGCATGGATAAAGATTTGCTAGTAATGTATCATTTTCCAAATTAATACCATGCTCCCAATAAATTCCATCTAAGTAAAATAAGGTTGCGTGTTTGTCTACTTCTTGTGGAGCAAGTATTCCCGCTGGATCAGATAACCATATTTTAGTTGCATCTTTATTTGCATTATATGCCAAGCGCTCTATACAACTATAAAATCTAAATGCATCTTTTTTTGATTCATCAACGGTTTTATATATCTCTGGATCTCGTTTATCCAACCCCCACACTAATTTAGCAAGTTTTTCTTTATCCAATTTTAAATTTGTGGCATCACAAAAATCAGTCCACAAATCATTTACCATTAGTGTAAATAACTCACGAAGCACATTACATGAATATTCAATTAATACATTATTATCATCATATACAAACTCAGTAAGTGCAGAATCTCCTCTTGGATTCATTAAATATTCTGCGTTTACATGACCATCGCTCTCAAAGTTAAAATTATAATATTGTTGTAAATCTATTAATGGATTGTGTTTTATAGCAACATTATATGGCATTAGAAAAGAAGTTGCAATAATTTCTTTTGCTTTCAGAGAGTGTTTAATAGTTTTAGTGTAATAATTATTCGTTGCCATAGATTCCTTCCCCAATTTCTGTATAAACCGTTACATGAATATAATAATCAGGGTCTCCATCTGTTAAATTTTTTGGAAAATGCTCTTCAGCAAACTCTAATGCCTCTTCAATTTTATCAAATGTGATAAAAAGAAATTCATTGTAAAAAATAGCATGATATAAATCTGCAGGCAATAATTGTTTATATAGACCATAAACCTCATTCAATTTGTCTACGTCTTTACATTTGTTGGGTCCAGACGCTCTTAAAAATACAAATGGTTTTTTAACATAATTTACATAATCATAAATTAATTCTTGAAAATCTTTTATTTCGTATCTATCGTGATTAATCATATCAATCCTCAATTATACTATATTTTTCTAATTCAAAACCTGGAAAAACTTGTTTTAGATTAAGTTGTATGGCGAGATCTTTAAGCGTTGCTTCCATTTTTAATTCAAGACGAGTAGTGCCATCAAGATAAGTCATGATATCTGCAAGTTTTGATGATACTATATCTTTTGATGCTTCCATGGGTTTAGATACATATTGATCTTCAGTAGATAAATATTCGACACTGCCATCAGGATATTTTTCAAGATAAACAAGCGGATCAATAGGCCAAGTAAACTCATTTATATATTTGAAATACTCTAAATTTGTAAAGAATTTAGTAGAATCTTTAATTTCAGTCTCTCTAATTGCGTTTCTCCACTTTATCCACATATCTTTTCGCTCATCTTGGATATCAGGTAAGACTCTCCAATCAGATTCAGATAAAAGATTCTTTTTATCTTGCTTTTTTAAAAAATATAATCCATCATAAAATTCTTGTTGTTCTGTTATTTGTTGAAGTATAGCATCAAATTCTTGAGTCTTTAAATCTCTCTCTACAAAAAGATATACTGAAAAGAAGTCAAATAATTCTTTTGCTTTTTCTGCAGATGCATCATTAAACAAATATGTTTTATATGCTTGTGCTTTTGTAGCAAAATCATAAACTAATTTTTCTTTCTGACACAAGTATTCGCCTGTATTATAATAAAAAAAGTATTCAATTCTATCGCTTTCAGTGTGCCAAAAAGGATCAATTTTGTTAAGAATGTCTTCCCATATCTCATCACGCAAACGAGAAACTACGCCAGTATTTTTAGTAATGAGTCGCTCTTGGACATTTACTTGCAAAACCGCTTCTTTTATTAACATGTTACTCTTACCCTCCCGTAGGGATTCTTATATACCATCCTGTAATGATGTATTTATCTTGAGTAAACACCGTGTTTCCTTTATGCACATGAGTCATGCCAGCTGGCCAAATAACAACCGTGCCTTTTGTTGGTTTAAATCTACGTTTTTGATATAAAAATTCTGTTTCCGCTTCACCATCTGGCATATCATTCAAATAAATCATCCATACTAATTCTCTTTGTGCATAATTCCATGTAGAATTTTCATAATGCCACATATGATAACCTCCGCCAGGGTTAGTCCTTTGCATTTTAATATCAGTAGATACTAACGGAGAGTGCCTTAGTTGACTAAACTTACTTGCATAATGTGTAACACACGAGTGTAAAAATTGATTTACTTGGTGAGATAAAGTATAACTGCTGTAATTAATCAAAAGAGACGTATCTGCTCTGCCCATGTTACCAAAACTATTAAATTGCTTAGATCCATCCATTATGCCTTCTTCTACGCCAGTAATTCTGTGCTGAATCTTCCCAGGGGGAGAATCTTCGTCATCATAACCTTCATAGAGACATGTGGCCTTTAGTTGTTTCTCAAAATGGGAGATTAAATCATCACAAAATGCTCCTGGGACAAAATTTTCCCAGACACCAATAAAATCAGTGCACTCAAATTTCGTGATATTAGGGTCCTCCATCAATTCTAATGGACGATAAGGAGGTAAATTCATACTCAAAAAGCCTTAATAAGATATCTTGTACGTGAATATTTATTCATTAAACTAACACTCTTTTGCGGCGATAAAGTTACGGTAGGTGTTAATTGTTTAGCATTTGAAAGTTGGAATGTAGCATCATTAGCTGATATACCTAAATTAGCTTGTTGAAATTCTACAGTGACATTTGATTGTGGCGTTGGGATTCCAACTGTGTGCCCTCCTCCAGTGCTATTTCCATATCCAAAATGGTTTGCCTGAGTGCCATAATCATCATCAAGTTTTATATAGTGACTGTGCGTAATTTGTCCTCCTTCTGGATTATACAGTTGTACACTAGCATTACCTTGTAAAATAGCAAGCGCTGCAAGACAATTTCCTGAGGAATTGTCTAGTGGTACAGTGTTTATTTTGTGAGTATTTTCCGCCCCAAAATTATTTTGCCACCACATATATCTTGTAGCCTGCTCACCCTGGTATTCTATATCGAAGAGAGCAAGTAAATATTGAGCAGCCGTAGGGTAACCTTGTGAGGGTGGAGGAGCAATTGTTTTTGATGGATCATATGATTGTTGATTTGCAGGTGCAAAAAATTTAAAAACAGAGCACGAGGGACTGCCCATTGTGTTTCCTGCACCACTATTTCTGGTCCATCCCGTCATAGCATTTATACCCCATCTTACTACAGAATATCCACTAACATCATTTGGTATTGATGTGACAGCAGCATGTTGATGCCCTGGCATTGCTGTAAGAGACTCATTTAACGGTCCAATACTGACATTCATATTACCAGCAATAGTATATTGGACCTGCCCTTGCACCTGTGAATACCCAGCCGTAGATAAATTGCCTAATTTCCAGAATAACCCCTCAGTATCATTAGGAGTGCCGTCATATACTTGCTCTAGCGGTGGTGTGCTAGCAGCATCTATTGTATCAATAAACCATTGTCCACCTGATGCTCCTGGAGTTTGAATATCTCCAGTTACATTGCTATCTGGATCTGCTCCTCTTGTAGTTGTTAATCCTGGAGATCCAGCAGAGTTTCCATCTACCCTACCAACTCCAGCAAGTTTTCTGTTTCTATAATTAGGGACTCTAAATTTTCCAGTAAACGTATAACCAGTTACTATACCTGCAGTAAGTACTGGCGTTTCTACCGCATCACCACCATAAGTATTTCCTATAACTTTAAATAGAGCGTAATATTGTGCAGGATCTAAGTATCTACCATCACATTCAACAAATCCAGGAAATCTAGAGTCATTTGCACCAGTTAAAGTGCCCCAGTCTCCTGTTTTACTTTTAGTAACAGAAATAACTGTGCCAATTGTTAGTCCATCTTCCTTGCGTTTTCTTCTAGTAGCAGAATCAATAATTGCAAGATCACTATACCATTGTCCATAAACATTTGATGTATCTGGTGCAGTTGCATATGTTGTAACCTGGAAAGGAGCGCTAACTGTGCCTGCAGTAACTGTAATTGATAAACTAGTGCCTAGTGCTGTGCTAGGTGGCATATCAATTCTTATCGAATCATTTGGATTAATTTGTCTGGGTCCAGGTTGAGCAGTGTCTCCGTTGACTGAAATTAATGGAGGTTGAGATGATGCACCAGTGCCAGACGGAAGACTAGTAGTAACAGTGATCGGGACTGTAAACCCAGTTAATGTAATAGTATTACTTGATGCTAACGCTAATAGTGGAGAAGGAGGAGAGTTTGTTACATTTACAAAACTAAACGGGTTTGGTATAGAATCTGGAGAAGCTGCAGTAGTAATAGTCCACGGATTTACATCATAATCTCCAACTTTTATCTGCAAGGATCTTACAGTAGATACAAGTGGAGCTGCATCCATTTTAATTTCTAACTTGTATCCGTTTCTAACGTTTACAGGGAAACTACCAAAACTCCCTGGGGTTGCTCCTGGAGCAGTGGATCTACAACTTACAGTAGCACCAGCAGTAAAATTAACAATAGTTACTGGCACATCATAATCAGCGCTAAATTCGGCGGGACCAAACTCGCGCTCCGCCGTATAAAATGTTGTAGGAGAAGTTATGGCATCTATTATATTTGTAAAAGTAAATGGCACTGGAGTAATGTCAACGCCAACCCCCGTTGTAACTGACCAAGAAATAGCTGCCGAAGATGCAATTGTAATATTTCCTACTACTGGCGTATTTGCGCTAGACGCAGATGTAAGCTTAAGTTGTAAATACTGACCATTGGTGACAGTTGCAGATGATCCAAATGTGCCACCAGTTAAAACACCGCTAGCATTAACTGCATTCGTAGATGCTACCGCAACTTGAAATCCTGCTGGTCCACTTAAAACAACATTTCCAGGAGCAGATAAACCAGATATTTGCACCACATTACTGTGATAAACCTGCGAAATTAGTGCATCGGTGACATCTAAAAATTGAGGTAAAGGACTGGGTATATTTCCCCCAACAGCTTGAGTAACAATAATAAAATCAGCCTGAGCAGATCCTATTGTCAATCTCGTGTAGACAGAAGATGATGAATTGCTAGAAGAGTTGCTCTTCAACCTTATCTGTGCTCCATTTGCTACTGTTAACCCAGTAAAATCGGTAACATATGCTCCAGCAGAAACCGTAGAAATTGAAATTGCTTTTCCTGATGCTGTGCCAGCTACTGTAATTGGAGCATTATATCCAGCGGGGAGACCAGAAATTGTTACAAAATTACTTGTTGTTCCGCCACTAGTTGTTGTGCTTTCATAGGCAGTATTAATTATAGCCGAATCAATTTGATTAAAAGAGAAGGTATTTGGCGTAATAATAGGCTGAATGAATGAAAAACTCACCGCTCCTATACCGCCCATTCCAGGTGGACCTCCTTTTGAGGATTGCATTCCAGCGCCACCACCACCATACGATCCACCGCCACTCGCCTGCAAAGTATTATTATTAAAAGTAGCAATACTACCACTAACGCCGTTTGACGCAGTACCACCAGACCCAGCCGTAGCACCAGAAATTGATGTTGATAATAAAACGTGAGTGCCTGTGCTACCATTTGCCCCAGGACCATTAACACCAACTCCACCTCCACCAGTAGCACCAAATTTACTAGCGTTGCCACCGCCGCCACCGCCGCCTATTGGAGCAGAGAAAGATCCATCACTATTTTTACCATAAGCTCCTTGTGCGCCTTGGTTGTTTGTATACCCTGCGGCGCCACCGCCGCCAGACCCAGGAGATTCGTTAGGAGGATTATAATCTGGAGCACCACCATTGCCACCATTACCACCGTCAATAACTACAGCTTTGCCATTTAGATTAGAAAAATATCCCAGCAAAGATCCAGCGCCGCCAGCTCCACCCTGAGATGCAACACCAGATCCAGTAACTACATTTAGATTATCTGCAAATGTTGCTGTGGCTTGATTTGGAATAACAGATCCAGTGCCTGCTAAAAATTCAATACTTTTTACCAATACAGATGAAGACCCGCTTAAAATAGCACTTACAGTAAGTCTATAATTATGTTTACCAGCTGGTGGTGCTGGACCACCATATCCTATACTGTTAACATATGGTAGCGATTGTGATGGCCAACTAGTATTTTGTATTGATGCTCCTGGCGGAAGAGTTGTGATGGCATTGGTGCTACCACTAGATACTGCAGTTTTAATCCAAAATGGATGCGATCCGAGCGAAGAGAGAGTAAATTGAAGAGTATCTCCAGAAATTATATTAAGAGTTGGATTGTTTCCCGTAGCATTACCAGTAAATTGATAAGCGGATGAACTTGATGCTGATACAGTATATGTTTTGGTGACAGGATTGTAAGGAAGACTCGTTGGATTTGTTACAACAATTTGCCCATTCATTGAGGTTGGGTGGTTACCACAAACATAATAATAAGTTCCTGGTGTTAATCCAGCGGTATTCCAAGTAACCGTGCCAGATGTAGCGCCATTATTTGTTATGGTGCCAAACGTTTGCCCAAAAGATATACTCGTAACCGTTGGCGAGATACCAGTCAAATGCCAATGCACAAATTTGCCAGCAGTACTTAAATCTTCTATGTGAATTCTATAACTACTAACGGTAACGCCTGTAGGCAAGTTAGACACAGACCACTGCAATGGTGGATTGTCGTTTTCTGCTCCAGTAAGTCCACTTTGAGTACTATAGATAGCTATTGGCGCATCAGTGCCTGCAGCAACTGCTCCAGTGCCAGTAGATGTTAATGTCATTACTGCAGCGTTGGTGACAGTGCCTCCATATCCTTGACCACCGACTCCGTTTGCTGTGCCTCCTTTACCGCCCTCTGCTTCAATATAAGTTACTGTTTCTGTGTTATTTTTTACCCACGAAGATTCACCATCAGCACCATAACCTCCCCCACTGCCACCATTTCCACCATTACCAACAAAGAATTTTAAAACTTCACCAGCAGATACAGGCATGTCAACAATTCTTCTTAACCCGCCACCTCCGCCGCCAAACCCACCTACTCCAGAAGATCCACCACCGCCGCCACCCACTGCAATTACTGTAACTTGGTTAACACCGAGAGGTACAGTCCACTGCCCTGCTCCTGGAGTACTAAATGTTACGAGATCTGTTGTCATCAGGTATTCCTTTAAAAAATTATATTTTAATACTTAATTATATATTCAACTAAAACAAAGGGAGAAACCGCTTCATCTAGTTTTTTGACATTTTTTACACTAAGATTCAATGTTGTTACAATATTATCTGCTGGCACCGAAAATGCAGCATACGCATAAGTAAAATTATGAGGGAAGCTTGTTGGTGCAGGAAATGTATGTGTGTGCGATTTACTTATTGTGGTTGCCGATGTATCTGAAACTGAATTGCTAGCAAGTGCAGATCCAGATGCAGTATTTCCACCGCCAGCTTGAGGTCCAATTTCATTTCTCATTGCATGGTTACCAATGAAATTTAATACAGTTTGATTACCATCATGACCATGCGCTTGAAAATTAGATTCATCTAATATAAAATCGCCAACTTTCCTTCCTGATGGAAAAGTAACTCTTGGATTTCTAAGTAATGGAGACGCTGCTCCTGCTAAAACATTAAAATTACCAGAGTATGTAAGTGCGATAGTATTTCCAACGTTTGATACCAACTCAACGCTAACGCCAACTTTTTTCTGGGGAGTGCTATCCGTTTCAACTGTATCACCAAGATATTCACCAACACCAGACCCAGCAATAATTACTTTAGATCCGAGATCAGGTAATTGTATTTGATCAGCATCTAATATTTGCGATGGTTTTTTAAATTTGCAATTTTGTCCAGTGCCAATAATTGCAGCAAGGGCGGGGAAATCCGCTGCTTTTCTAATTCCACCGTTACATTTAAGAAATCCCGCAGGCACTTTTGATAAAAAAGCAATATCAGATGGGTTGTTTGCGAGGGGTAACGCGGTAGTAAAAATTTGAATAGTGCCACAAACTCCCCCATAGTTTGCTTTTTCTCTTGCGTAATTTGCCATATTAGTAAGCTCTAATAAGATACATACAAAGCATTCCTGGTTGACTGTTATTAACTGAAAGATTTAATGCGGCAACATTAGAAGCATTATCAGGAGTAACACTACTTTCACAGGTAGCAGTAATTGATGTTGGTAAACCTAGATTGCCCATAGAAAAATCAATATCAAATGAATCATGCTGATGTGGTTGAATTACAGATCCTCCTGCAGATGAAGTAATTGTAAAATCAATTGCATTTGAATTATATAATATTTTATTACCTTGATCAGCTTTATCTATTGCATTATTACTTATGCCATCACCATATACTATTCCTGCTGGAGTAAAATTTCTGTAAGGAACGTTAATACTGTTTCCACCAGGACCCCATGGTACAACATTGACAGCTGCATAGGTGCCAGTTTGTGGACCATCGCCAGTTTTAGCTAAAATTCCCCAATATGGAGTATTAGTCCCTGGAAGATAAAACCCATCTATCCCCCCAGGGCTTCCTCCTCCAGCACCTGGGGTAGCGCCAGGCGCGTCAGTGCCAGTAAATCCAGACAATGTTTTATCAGAATTTCTACCCAACCAACTTGATATTGGATGACAATTTTGATTTGTTTGGTTTGCAGTCATAGTTGACATATCATCCCAAAGGCTATTAACAACATCTGCTTGCACATTCGCAAGAACTACGCCAGCAGCGCCATTACCATATCCTCTGTCATTAGCACATGCTGGTGCATTCATGTTTACTTTCCAATACTGTCCCTGCCCGACGCCACCAACATCTAACCCACCATAACCAAAGGTAGCATTTGCACTCATAGATCCCCAAGCCATAACACCAGGACCAGGACGGGTTTGGTCATCATTTCTTACATGTGGAAAAGATCCTGAATGTCCATGACTGGATGCATGTTGCCTACCTAATTTTCTAGGTGATGCGTAAACAGTTCTAGTACCAGACCCAGCACTTAAGCTTGCACCAGATAACTTGCCGCTAAACGTTTTATTGGTAGCATTGACATTATCATAAGCAAATACGATATCTGTATATGCATCATCAATTAAAACTGGAGCTCCTGAGCTTCCATCAGATCCAATGTATGCTGTCACTGCTGGTAATGCCTTAGTGCTATTATCCACCGAAGGATCTACGGTTTTTCTAACTTTAAAATTTCCAGGTGTACCTGCAGGACTAGTAGCTCCAGCGGCAGTAATTGTAAATGTTACTTCGGTGTTTGTAACAGTTATTGCAGTATATGTGCCATTCCAGGCACCTGGCGCTGCATCGGTAATTATGAATTTTGCTCCTGGTCTCAATCCATGCTGTGTTGCTAAAGAAACTGTGCCAACGTCTCCCACTCTGGTCAAAGTAGAAATAGCTTGTGTTGTTGGTGTAAAATAGGTTGAATCTACATCTGCAAGATGTGAATCATTCAAATTTGGGACATTGATTTGTCCCACATAATTAGGAAAAACGCCACCAAATCCACTTTGTCCATAGGTTGTTCCTATTGCTTGTGCTAACAACGGAAAATCTTTTGCACTAACTGATTGCCCCGCACACAGTATCCATCCTTTAGGAATTTCTGTGATATCTCCAGTCCATGGCATGATAGTGCCAATGATACAAGCTTTTGCGGTGCGGTGTTGTTGATAGAATCCCATATTAGACCTCTACTAACCACCAACCCAATGATGCATCAGGAATACCGCTTGGAGTGCCATCAACGTTAACTGATCCAGCAAAAATTAATCCAAGACCAGCATGAGGCGTTTGCACAATTAATTCTCCTCCATTATATCCCGTTAGTTGAGAAGCAAATGAAGCTCCCATAACGGCGGTGCCAGTATTTGTATCATCTCCTTGCACTCTTATAGACGTTGGCGCTCTTACGATAACGGATAAATTAAATGTCAACCCCCCTCTAATATCAAGGAATCTAATCATATCACCAGTCGCAGGCGAAGCGGGCAACTTAATAAGCATATTAGCGGTTGGTCCGATAAAGTAATTTACATTTGATTGTGCGGTTACGACATCGGTTGCAGCGTATACCCACGTTCTGCCTCCAGATGGAGTAAAGTAATTATTGATACCGCCCATATCAATTGATCCAGTGTTATTAACACGGAAGTGATTGAATACTGTAAGTTGGACAGTGCCGTTTAATTGTGCACCACTCACGTGTGAGGGGGGGACAGTCGCCGCAAAGGTGCCTGCTTGAGTTACCTTATAAGTAATACCACCCGCGTTGATAATGTCTCCTAGCACCGCGCTAGCGCCTCCTACCCATGGAGTGCCGCGTGTTATTTGGAAGTCACCACCATTAAGTCTTAAATCACTCTCAAAAACACTCGTGCCTGATGTAGCAGTTGATTTAATTACTCCAGCAACTGTAAGATCACCAGAAGAATTAATAAGTTGTAATTTATTGGTAGTGCCATCTGATCCAAAGATTTTTAAATCGCCTCCATTAATAATGGTATTGCCATTTGCACTATCAATTTGGAATTTAGTCAATGGTGTGCTGGCGCCATCCGTAATTTTAAATACTTGTGCAGCTGCAGCTGGTAATCCAGTAGTTGTGCCGTTAAGAATAATACTATTATTAACGTTTAGTGTGCCATCAATAATGGTATTGCCAGTTAATGCACTGATTGTAACTTTACCAGTTAAAGCAGTGGGGGTTGAGTTGGCACCGTCTCCAACAGCGAGACTTCCTAAAATTGTTGTGTTGCCTGTAGTTGATTCAATTTTTGCTTTTATTACAGCAGGAGTGCCACCATCATTAATAATTAATGACTGTATATCAGTATCGACAAATCCAGAAACAGCAACGATTTCTCCATCACTTAAAATAAGATAATCATTAGTAGTTACAGCGCCAGTAAAATCAGAAACAGTAACAGACGTAGCAGCGGCAGTAATTCCGCCAGCATTTGTAATCCAACTAGCGTCATCAAATTTTTGCAATTTAACAATTACGCCGTTATCTGGGTGATCAATCTTTTGTGTAGTGTTAAGTTGTGCTCGTTGTACTTTAATTCTAAACCCAAGCGGATCATTAACATTGTTGAGATTTGTAAGCTCTGTAATTTTAACAATTTCGCTATTTGCTTGGTTTGGCAGATATGTATACCCAGTTGGTGCTGGTGTTGGAGTAATACTTCTATCAATTAATAAGAAATCACCAATACCAAAATCTGTAGCAGTTGATGCTTCTTTTAAATATAAGAAAAATTCACCAATTGTAGATCCTGGCACAGCAAACGAGGATCCTCCCCAATAAGCATTACCCTGAGTATCAATGGTCTTATTTACTACGATAGTTTTTAACAGGTCAATATTTCTATACGAAACATCGCCAGCAGAATGTGTAGTAGCAGGAATACTAAATCTGCCTCTAACAATATTAATCGTGCTGGCATTTAAACCGCCATTAAGATTAATATTGCCATTTACCGTGGCAGATCCACCCACTCGCAAACTATTACGAATATCAGTTAATCCCGCTTCAGATCCAATCTTAAGTTGTCCAGCGTTATTACCAAAATTAATAATAGATGCCCCACCACTATCAAACAAATTAAGAGTTTGGACTTGAGTAAATAATCTTACTGTATTAGATGATCCTGTGGGATATCCCGTGCCAATTTCTAGGTTACCATCACATTTTGTTTGATGTGTTCTAATTCGGGTGCTACTAGATAAATTAGCGAATGCTCCTCCAAGAGTAATGTTTGAAATATTTGTGCCAACATTAGGCACTGTGCCAATATTTACCGTAGAATTAGTCGCTAACGTATGAATATTAAGTTGACTAACTCCGTTATGCGTAGTGCCAATACTAACTGAGTGAGTTGGGGTGGCGGACGCAGTAATAGTTCCTGTTGTAGACCCAGAAGCGTTTACATATGTAGTAGATCCTGGAGTTTCTACAATATAGAATTGATTTGTTTTGTTGGTTGCCCACGTGGTATATGCTGCATCATCACTAACAACATACTCGCTGTATCCTGGTGGCACTGGAAGAGGAGCAACATAATAAAACTTAGGATTTCCACTAGTATCATTAGAAACAATACCATTCAATAAGGTGCCACCAGTTGAGATAGTAAATCTTACTGGGGTATCTGGAATCAATCCATGCCCAGTCCAGTTTACAGTAGCTGGAGTGCCTGCAGTGATAGTTACTGTTACCGCAGTATTTGTTACTGAGTTACCAATGTTAATTGTGCGTGTTTTACTACCAATATTAATTGTGCCTACAGTATCTCCAGTTAATAGATTAAATGAAGTATTAAGTGTATCGAGTTGATTACCACCAATTTTTACATTTTTTTCAACAAGTAAATTACCTTGTTGACCGCCAATTCTAGTATTACCATCAACAACAAAATGCTCATATTTACCAATACCAGTTTGCCTGACGTTAATTCCTATTCTTCCTTTTTTAACGCCAAGTGCTTCTCCTTGTTGATCTAGCTCCGAAATTGTATCAATGCGTAATGCTGCCCAATTAGAGGGAGTGCTACTATCACCACCAATCAACACGGCATGTTCGATGCCTGGATCAGTTAAACGTAATCCAACTCTGTCTACGGGATTTGGTTGAGCTGCATATTGCGTGCTGGTTGGTCTTCTACCACTTACAAATAATGTGCCTACAAGATCTAAGTTTGCTCTTGGTTTAATATTATCTTCTGAAATTTCATCAATGTATGAATTTGATGCTTGAGTATGCGCGGCACGAGCAATGGTATTAATACCCATTCTATAGTCACCAATACTATCGGTTTTTGTGCGAATAGTTTCAGATCCAACAACACCAACTTCTTTCCATTTAGAATTAGCGATAGAAATTTGAAGAGTTGGCTCAGTTGTAATTGTAAATATATTAGTGATTGCAATAGGATTATTTACTGCAAGATAAACAAAATTAGCATTTGGATTAAATGTAAATGGAGATAGATTCAATACAGTCCAGATACCATTGACGTTTGGGTTGCTAACTCCCGTAATTCTAAGTTGAGAGTTAATTGTAACTGGACTACTCAATGTTGCGTTTGTTTTTATGCCTCCCCAAGTAACTTTAATTACGTTGGTGTCTGTGCCTT